GAAGCACGGCAAGGCTGTGGCCAAGGAGGCTAAGCGGTTGGTTGACGCTGGCTACACCGGTGAGTCGCTTGAGGCCATGCCGTCTGGCGGACCTCTTGCAACCGAAGTGCCAGCATCTAAGCTGGCGGTGCGCGCTGCCCCTCAGGCGTTCGAAACCTCGGCGGCAGAGATTGCGGGAGAGCCCGAAGACTCTGCGCCCTTGCCGGTAGCATCCGTCACCCCGGAGCCCCCCTCCCCTGTCGGGGAGACCCGATCCGCGGCGGAGCAGGCTGCGCACAAGGCCATCCGAGAGATGGTTATGAAGGCCATTGCCGAGGGCACGTCTTCGGCTGACTTGCTTCGGCTCATCATGGAGTTGTCCGATGAGCTGGAGCCCAAGGGCCAAGCAAACGGATGTGCCCCGGTGGCCTTGCCGATGCGCATGGAGGAGATTGTGACTGCGGATGTCGTCGAGAGTGTTATGGCAACTCGAGACATGCAGTACCAGTGCCCCAATTGTGTCGTGGCCGAGAGCGCGGACAATGACCGCCGCATCCGTGAGGCCATGGACCAGTGGAAGCGTGGGGACACCGACGCGCTGGATGTCTTGAGCCGCTACCACGCGGAGGAGGTGTTCCGCGTTGCGTGCCCAGCCCTCCGCGAGTACTGTGATGCATCGCTTGAGAAGATGCACTTCCACCAGTACGATGATGCGTACGGTGGCGAGGGGGGCTACGCCCGGCGCCCTTGCATGCAGGGGTTCAGCAACGTTGGCTACGCGAATGTCCGCACGAAGAAGCACGCGGACCCAGTAGGTCCCAGTGAGGAGATGATGGCGGCCTTCGCCCGGGTGGGTGGAGAGGATGTCGCGTTCTCCTACTTGCTGCAGGACATCGAGAGCTACAAGACTCCCTCCACTTCTGAGGAGGGCTTGATGGCTTCGCTGCGCTATGATGGGCAGCGACGGTCTACGGCCAAGGCTCGCATGGCTCGCGAGTTCACGGAGGCTTGGAAGAGCGCCGGCCACAAGTTGTTCACTGACTATCCCATGTTCCAGCAGGCTGATTGGGAGTTGCAGTGCTGCTTGCCCGAGTGCTATCGCCAGGCGTTCATCAGCTCCGATGACTCGAAGTCCTCCGGTTGGACGGGCATCGTATGGGCCAATGGTGGCAACAAGGGCGCTGTGAAGCTCCACTACCAGGAGCAACTCTACAACGTCGTTGCGGAGCGCTACGCCTTGCTCCACTTGGTCGCGTTTGCCCGTGAGACCGAGCACTGGTATGACAGCGGGACTTGGCTGGGCGCCAAGCCGGGTTGCGACGAGCGCTTGCGCAAGTACTTCACCGGACCTTGCCTGGCCTTGCGCGATCCTCAGGTTCTCTTTGTAAAAGGAGAACCGCATTCGGCCAAGAAGCTGGCTGCCAAGCGCTATCGACGGATACACAATCTCTCGTTCGTCGACAGCTTGATCCGCGCGATCGCCCACGTGCAGTACAACCACAGCCTGATTGATGTCTAC